GCCTGATGGCTCCGGTGAGTGCCGAGACATAGCTCAGGCTTTGCCCGCTGGCCGTGTCTGGGTAGGCGGACTGGTAGATTTCCTCGAGCAGCTCCCACGCTTCAGCAAGGGCTGCACCATAGATGCCGTTCAGTTGCCCAAGCACGCTGTCTGCTTCTGTATTGATGTCGGCGTCGATGTTGGCGACTTGGTTGGATGCCATATCGTCAATGATTTCGTCCACGCTCTTGATCGTGATGCCCGTTGCTGTAAGTCCTGCCATTAGATTTCCACTATGAATGGTGAGAACACGAGCAGTTCGCCCGTGTCCATTGTTGCTGTGAAACTGATCGTCAGCGCCCGCGTTGACTTGTCGAGCGTCAGCTCAATCGTCGGCACCGTGCTGATGCGCGGCGTACCAAGTATCGCAGCCCGAAACAACGAACGCACCAAGTCGAGGTTAGGCGCTTTCACGTACACGTCACGGAAGTAGGGAATGCCCTGGCGCAAGTCCAAGAACCATTCCTCGAAAAAGAACAGGCACCTAATGCGCACCTGCTGCTCGATGGCTGCTTCGTCCGTGATCAAGTTGAGACGGTGCCCGGTCAAGTTCAAGTCCCCGCTCTGGCCGCTCTGGTTTAGTGCGATGTCACTCATAGGCTTACCTTGACCGATGTGGAGCCCACGTCGGGGTCGAGCGTGTTAACCTCCGTAGACTGGCCCACCGTGGGATGCGTGTGGGTCTTGATCGCGGTGAACCACGCTTTTACCTGGGTCGCTAGCGCCACAAAGTCCGTAAAGTCGCTGTTGCCTAAAACCATGTGCTCGTTGTCAAACGGGACAAGGTTGCTGGCGTTGGGATGCAGGTTGACTGGGTGGAACGTGGCCCCGCTCATGGTGAAGCGTCGGAGGTCGCCGGGATCAGCACGGTTTCCTTGGTTACGGAAAGCATCCAGCGAATATTTTGTGCAGATAACCAAACCGAACGACCCCGTTTCAATCGGAAACGTGATTGACCACGATCCACTTCTAGGAAAAAGGACTGGCACGTTGTCAATGTAGGCAGACCCATCTGGGACTTCCTCGTAGTTTGTTTTGCCATCTCCTCCCACCCACGTTTCCACAAACTGTGGCTCGAGCCTTACCGTGTTGGTGCTGCTGTCCCAACCAAGAACCTTGGCAGGGAAGGACGTTTGATTTTGCACCTCGTGGCGCTCAATCTGGCTGCGGATATAGGTGCGAAGTAGCGGCGTACTCATGCCAACACCTCTCCTCGCTTCTCTGCGTGCTTTTCATAGGGGCCTTCGACTATGCCTTCAATCTCGATGTTGAAGTCGTCACCATACAAGCTGCCAGAGTACACGGCGCGCTCGACAACGTAGTTGGCGTTTGCAAAGCCGCCTTCGTAGTCCAGCTTGATGGGGGAGCCGGGGAACACGTTAGGCAGAAGCCGGTGGTTCAGCGTCAGGACGCCTTCGTTGTCTACGTATGGGTATCCGATGAGGCCGGTGGCAGGACTCATCTCCGTCAGCGTAGCTCCGGCCAACGCCTCCCCCGGAGCTAGCACTGTGATCTCTCCATCCTGTGAACTGATGCGAGCTCCGCGGCCACTGGCCAACGAACTGATTTCATCCATCACGTACCCGCGAATGGTCATGCCGTTCTTGAGACGGTCTGGGAGGCCGCTTGGCTTATTGATGTTTGTAATGTTGCCGACGTTGCCAGCGCCGAGCCCGCTCTGTTCCTGAAGCCACCTAAAGACTGCCGCCGTCGTGGTGTTCTTGCCGAAGTGCTTGGTCACGAACTTCTTGGACGCTACTCCGCCGTCGTCTGCCTCGATCTCAGTCATAAGAACAGGCGGCTCCCTTCGGTGGCGCACAGTCCTCACGTCACCCTTGAAGATGACACTTGTGTTGCTTTGGGCGAGATTGAACCCGGCATCGTTCGATGGACCGTAACCGGCCACGAGCTCCACCGTCCAACCGTCTACCGTAGCACCGAGAGATTCCTGCGTATCCTTGCTCAGGTTGTGAATAGTGATCGATGCCGTGGACGGCTCCGCGTCTAGGTTGCGCTCGACCGTAAAACCTATATTCGCAGTCAGCGCCGTTTTGCTCAGGTCAATGAACGCAGTGTTGTTGCGCGAAATGAACAAGACGGAAATCTGCCTATTGAATACAGCGGAGGTCACTCGTCCTCCGTCACGTAGAAGAGCGTCACACCCTTGGTCGTCTCAAGCGTCGGGTCGTCGTAGCCTCCAAGCCACAGAGCCCCAGGCGGCACGTAGTCAAGCGTCGATGGGATGGTGCGCAGGATGTCCACGCCCATGCAAAGAAGCGCCCCGTCCAGTATCCGCGCCCCGTCTTGTGTCGTCAGCCTAATGGTCCAGCGATCGGTGCGACTATTCCAGTCGATGCCGAAGACATAGGTGCGGCCACTCAGCGAAACCGACTGCGTCACCGACGGTTCTGTTTCGTTTGGAAGCGAGATGGACCAGACCGTCATTGCTGCGCCCCCTCTATATTCTCGAACCGAGAAATGCTCGTGGCGTCCGTCTCCACAACGGGCTTGGTGCCTTGAGTTCCTTTTGGCTTGCTTGGCTTGTGCGCAGGCTCTTCGCGTTGCCGCGCTGTCCCCGTTTCTTTCACCGGCTCAGCCACGATCACCTCGACCATGTCAACAGAGAGCGAAATGGACCCGCTCGATCCAGCGACACGCGGAGCCCTCATATCCGTAATGAACATGTTTGTGTACTCGGCCCCGGTCTGAAGGATCACGCTGACTGACGTTCTGCTTTGCATGAGCCCGTCAATCACACCAACAAAGTCAGCCACCCTGGTGAGAGGCTGTGTCGATCCAGTCGGCGTGTTTAGTTCGCTAGCAAGGTCGGAGCGCGTTGGCTGTAAAGTCATCGCCCACTTGGGAATATAAAGCCTGGCCCGTTCGACGTTGCTGCGCACCAGGCGCCGACTAGGCAAGAAACTGGTGCTGATGGGGCGGGCAATACCGGCAGCGCCAACCCGGAGTGCAGGGTCCCGTGGCACCTCGAGCTTTAGCTTGCGCGTCAGCATTGACAGCGGGGCAGCGGCGTTCCGCATCCCCTCAAGATTTGTCCAGTCCCCCGTTGGCGTGTCTGTGATTACGCCGGTCATTGTGATTTCACGAGGGAGCGGCTGGTAATGGTCGGACAGCACCGCCCCAGACTCCACCGGGTACTGTGTCACTTCCGCTGAACGGCTCAGGTCTTCCACGGTCAGCGCGTCAAACTGCAAGTACCATGTTGGGCCGACAGGGTCGCCGCTTGAGTCCTTGTTTCTGAAGGTGATCAAGCTCATTGGCGCAACCCCTTTTCCACTTGCTTCCTAGTCTCTTTTGCAATCTCCGTGTCTTTGACTTTGAACGTCTGATTGAAAGTGATGTTGTTCATCGGTCCACCGCCAGGATGGGCGAACTTCGGAGTGGGAGCACGAAAGCCCCCCTCGCGAAAGCTCCCCCTCGGAACACTCATTCCTCCAGCTTTCTCTCTGCCGATAGCCTTGAGCCTGTCGAACCTTTCCGTTGGCGTCTCGGGATCGTCCGCCAACTCATCGGATGTTAGCTTTGAGTAACTGTCGCGTGAAAACTTTACGTACTTTGCATAAGCCTCCAACACTTTTCCGAATCCCTTGGCAATCGTCCCGATCAACTCTCCAAGCTCTTGCAGAGCACCGCTGTCAATGATGCTCTGAAACGAATCGATCAAAGCCGGTGCAACATCGCCCACAACCTGCGTCTTAATCGTCTTCCACTGAGCTCCCAGTAGCTTCGACTGAAACGCAAGCTCTTCGATATTACTGGCGCCCTCGCCGCCAAGGCCGTCACCGCTAACCTTCTCGAACTCCGACATGGCACGAAAGAAATCAGGCCACTGCCGGATGATGGCAGCCATGTCTTTACCAGCCTGCTCTTCAAAGACCTTGCCGCTGAAGAAAATCAGCTTGTTGTCTGGAACCTTACGGAGCGCATCAAGCGTATCGGAGAGCTGTTGAAACTTGCTCTTCTTTCCTAGCTCAACAGGGTCAAGGCCGATGGCTTTGAAGTGCTTGGCAAACGCAGGGTTTCCGATCCGCTTCTGAAGGTCACCCATCGCGATGCGGAGCGCACCGGCACGGATACCGACTGTGTCCATTGCAAAGGATAGTTGCTGCCAGTCACCAGCGGCAAAGCCTACAGCCTTGCTCATCTTGATTAGACTGTTCGCGTCATCGAGGGTTCGCGCAAAAGACCGGAAGGCAGCGCGGGCACCGAAGGCGATTCCAATCGCACCAGCCAGTTTCTTGAAGCCGCCGACCAGCCTCTTGACCCCCTTGTCGGCGGCCTTCATGCCCTGCGCGAGCTTGCGAGTGTCCGCGCTGATGCGGACTGCCACCTCTTCTATGATTTTAGCCATTGCGCTGCACGTCTGCGATCATCGCGTCCATGTAATCAAGAGCTTCATGTGCGTCTAATGCTTGGTCCATTGTCCAGTCGTTCAAGATGGTCGGTAAGCTATCGTGAATGTGTTCGCTAAGTACGAGTCGCCAAACAAACCAGTCAAGGTCAGGGGCCTTTACGCCTCCGGCTCCGCTTCCGCTTCCGCGAGGCCGGTAGCCCACCCACCTCCTAGGAACGATTCAAAGCTGTGGGTAATGGCCTTCACGATGAGATTGAAGTACGCACCCAGTCTCCCGTCGAAGTGTGACTCCGTCAGCTCCTTGCCCATCGGCACCCAGTCGCCTTGCTCGTTCAGCAAAAGCAGATTGCTTCTGAACAGTCGCCGTTCGAGCTCGTTCAAGTCGTCGGGTGACGCAATCAAAGACTCCAGGCCGTTGTCGAAGAAGCCCATGCCACTCAGCTTTGCCAAACACTCCTTGGCGTCTGCCAAGCCAAGCCGTTTGATTTTGTAGGTGTGTCCATCGTACTCATATTCTGTCACTGATGTGTGTTGCCTCCGTTAGTTGTTTGATCATAAATTTCCTCCAGTGAAGTCACGGATGGTTGCGCACTCAAGCGTCCACACTCGTTCCCGTGGTTCGTTGGACCAAGTGGGATCTGGTGGCCGTTTGATCCAACAATTTCCTGCCGTGTAGATCGACGTTCCTGCGAGATCCACGATCAGCAGGGCACCGATTCCTGCCCCTCCAGGGGCGTAGAGGTCAGCCGTGAAAATCGCGCTCAGCGCTGCGTTGACTGGGCTGGTAGACATCAACGAAATGGTAATGGTTGCCCTATTATCATTCGTGCGATATCTGGCCACTGAGCCCGTCACGCCTACCACTGAGCCGAACGCATCCGACTCCCGTGTCAGCGTCAGCACGTCACCGTCTGCCCACCCATTGATTATAACGGTGGCGAACGATACCTGTACCTCGTTGAAATCCGCTATTCTTAAATCTGATTGTGCCATTGTCTTTCCTCTAGAGTGTTAGCTGGCCTTCGATTGCCACCTTGTGAACCGCGCCAGCTAGGACGGCACGGAATGTTACGTCCTCCAAACTTCTGGCTCCCTTTAGGGCCGCGCTAACGTCCGCTGCTCGAGGCACCGTGCAAGTGGGCTCCGGCAATGGCGCCAAGAAGTCCCGAGCTACGCCAGCGTCTAGCTGTGCAAGTATCTCGTTCTTGATGACTGAAATCCCAGCGTCAGTGTACGGAATTTTGTCATTGGAAATAAGAACGCCATAGATTCTTTCAGCGATTCTTGCCGACAGCCAGTCGGCTCCGCGCATCACGTCCATGTACTCGCCACCTGAAGCCGTTCCGAACCTAGTCACCGCAACTCCTGCGATGGTAGTGATCACGTTCACTTCCTTGTCATTGGCAATGTTGATTTCCGAAGTGCTGAAGTCCTGCGACGACACCGCGTTTAGTTCCTTCATCGCCCAGGTAATGCTGCCTGCATCCTCTGGCAGTGCGCGGCCCAGCATGGCTGCGCTTACCCGGTCCCGGTTGTTACGGTGGGCGAAGAGCATGGTGCGATCGTAGTTCGCGTCCTTGAGCTCGTAAGCGATGCTCGTCTCTTCTCCCGCGTCGTCAGTCACCAGGATGTCAGCCGTCTGACAGACAAAGAGCTTGTCGTTGCTCTCCACCCACTTGGCAGCGCCGGTCTCTGCGAGCTCGTCCCAGATTTCGTCGCGCCCGTCGCTGTCCATGCAGAGCCCGTACCAGTCGGGGTCGTAAGCCTCGATGTCACCGAGGTCTGTTGCAATCTTGATGGTTGGGTCAGGCGTGAGATTGTCTACGCCTCGGCTGCCATCGTTGACTGAGTAGGTTACGCCGAAGATCATGCCGTCGTTGGATGCGTCCGTGTTCAGCGCGCTCACGGTCAACGTCGCCGTGCCCGCGTCAATCCAGTCGCCCGCCTGTCCAGCCGCCGCATTCAGCGCGGCGAACTCTGTCCTGAGCGAATCGCACACGTCCGTTGCCGATGCTTCACTAACGATAGTGATCGTAGCAGTGTCCGTTTTGAGCTCCTGCTCCCTCGCAGCAAAGGTGCTGTCCCCGTACCCAACAACTGTCACGGTATGAACGTCTCCAACAACTGGATCGTCTGGCGTAATCTCAATCTCCTGCTGCGGAGCTCCCAGGCGCCGCCCAATCTTGATGGTCGGAGGAGACGGGTTTTGTGCCCAGCAATCTGAAGCGCAAAGGTACAGCGTGTCAGTGGAGAAGAAGCCGTCGGTGACCATCTCCGTCAGTGAGCTGTACTCTTTTGAGCGCTGCGGGAAGATGGACGTAGGGAAGTACCCCACAATCATGGGCTGGCCGAAGCCGGTCTGGCTGACGGTCGTTGAGGTCCTATCAATCTGGACCGTGATAATGCTTTCTAAACTCATTGTGTTTCCTATATGGGCAGCTTACTACAGCCAGCCCAGTCATACACGGTCAGTGCCGCTGCGC